TTTTATTAAATGTTGCCATTTTTCACGATGCTTACCAGTCATAATTTTAATATTAAGACATCGTTGTAATGGTCTTTGTATTATTTCAGTAACTACTGTTCCATAATATTGTTTATCTTTAAGACTCCAAAGAATCCATAATTGCATTTTTTCTTCAAGAATCCATTTTTTAATATGGTCTGCTAATGCATATCCATTAGATCTAGCTAATGCGTCTGCAATATCTTTAACGACTATATGCCATACTTCTTCAATGTTTTGTTTAGGTATTTGAACTAATTGCATTATGTACTTTTTTCGTCAAATAATTCTAGTATACTTATTATTCCTGCTATATCGTTAGCAGTTTGTGCTTTTAATTTTAATGTATCTCCTTCTTCTAGTACTATAGTTCCTTTAGCTAAATTTTCAACTGTTTTAGATGCTAAAGATATGTGAGCTATTTCATGTTCTGCATCAGAATTAGAATCATCTGTTGTAAATGCTTCTATTTCATTAGCTCCACTGTGAATATTTGTAACTTGTATAGTTTTAATTAAAGCTGTTCTACCTGTAGGACAAGTATAAACAACTGTACTATTAGTAGTTGTTAAATCAAACATTGAATTTTTATATAAATTAGCCATAGTTATTATAGATTTATTTGTTTAAAATTAGAATTAAAAGAAATAATTGTTTTACTTTTATTAAATGTATTAGGTGGTGATCTATGAATAATATGTGCTGGAAAAGTAAATAATTGACCTTCTTCAATCTGTATTTCATTTATAATTTTATTATTTTTAACATCATATAATTCAGTTTTAATATTTTGTTTTGGTAAATCTAAGTAATAAACATTTGTGTAATTATTGTTTTCGTGTATGTGCCAATCATGTGTGTCTAGTTGTTTATAAGTTTGATACCAAGCATTTGAAATATCCCAAGATTTGCATTTTAATTTAATAGCCATATTGTTCATATAAGGTTCTATCATTTTATAAAAAAAATCTATATATTCTCTTTTAATTTCTTTTCCTAAATGCCAATCTGTTTGTGAAATACTATCTTTATTATTATAAATACCAGAAACTTCTATTTTATTTATTAAAGATAATAATTTATTTTTATTTTCTTTATGATTTTTTATATCAGTTAATATGTAAAAAGATTTTAAATCAAAAAATTTCACAATTTCAATTCTGTTAATAATTTACTTAATCCTATTGTGCCTTTATAAAAAGTATTAAAGGCAAGACTAATTCTAGTGTTAGAACCTTTTTTATTATCTACCTGATGAGTTGTTGAAGATGGAAACATTATTAACTGACCATTTTCTACAGGAAACCACCACGAACTTGAATTATAAATATTATATTTTTTACTATCTGTTTCTGGTAATATTTGTTGATATTTAGTAGGACTAAAAAATTTAATACTATCGTTATTTTTATCAGTATCTAAATATAACACACCAGAAATAACCGAATTTGGGTGTTCATGTCTATGATGAAACTGATTAGGTTCAGTAAAATTTAACCAAGATTGAGTAACATAAAGTTTTATATTTTGTTCTTTATTTGGACATATAATTTTATCTAAATAATCTTGACAAGTTAATTCAATTAATTTTTTTATATTTTTAAATTCAATTCTATTTAATATATAATTGTCAATGGTACTTGTATTTCCTTCATTTTTAGTAGTATGTTTTTTTTGATTATAAATAAAATTTAATTCTTTTTTTGTAAGTTTTCTATTTATGTTTGTCATATAAACAGGAGTAGGAAATAAATTTTGAATTATAGCTTCTTTCATTTAATAACACCAAGAAACAAAAGAATATCTTGTTCCCTTTGTAACTGGTTTAACTAAATGTGGGTACAAAAATATTGATGGAAAAATAATTAAATCTCCAGCTTTAAATTTAATTTCATAATCATCAAACATTATAAATTCTCCACCTTTATAATTATCATTTAAAACAGAAACTATACTTAATACTGGTATTCCTCTTATATCGCCTGTAAACAAACTAACAATGTGATCGCAATGTTTAGACATAATTTGATTATTTTTATATCTATTAAATCTAATTTGACTAAATCCTTTCCAAGCATTGAATGTTTCTCCACTTATTTTATCTGTAAGAATATATCTTTCTAATGCTTTCCAAGTTAAATCATGTAAATCTTGTAAGTGTGTTAATTTAAAACCATTAGTTACATTAAGTTCTTTATCTCCATTAAGAGCAATGTTTTCTAATGTTTGACTATTTGTAAAATTATGTTGTTTCCAATTTTTATCTTCAGATAGTTCAACAATAGTTTTATCTAATATGTTTTTTGGTATCCAATTATTTAAATGTAATATGTAATCTTTTAAACTATCTGATTGTTTTTTCATTTAGAAAAATTATATTTTAACTTCTTACATCCCAACTTTGATTTGTTTCATTCCAATCATATTCTCTACCATCTGTAGGATAAGCAATCGGTGCTTCCCAAAGACAAGTATCTTCATTTAATACCCAAGATGGTAAAGGTTTTTTTTCTAAAAAAGCATCTCTAGTTTGATCATAATAATAACCTACAGCACCATAATTTTTTCTAAAAGGTGTTCCACCTAAAGCATGAACATTACCTCTAGTATTATATGATGTTTGTTTCCAAACTTGATAAGGTGTTTTATAAAGATTATTTAAAAAATCTATTCCAGCTTGTTCTGTTGTTGTAATATCGTCTGATACTACAACTACTTGTTCTACTATATTACCTATTCCTAATTTACAAAAATGTGCCATTATGCTGTGTAACTCCCACTTGAATTATATACTAATACTTTATCTGAACCATCATCTGATACAGTTGGAGAACCAGATGTCGTACCAGGATAACTTGATGCTGCAACACGAAGTATTACAACTCCACTACCACCAGTTGCACCATCTCTTTGAGGAGAGTTTCCTCCTCCTCCTCCACCGCCACCGCCAGTATTTGCAGTTGCAGACTGAGCAGATCCGCCAGGATTAGTTTTTCCACCATTTCCTCCTCCGCCATCACCGCCAGTACCACCAGAAGTTCCATCTCTATTAGAACCTCCACCGCCACCTCTGAATACTCCAGAACCTGTTATAGAAGAAGATAAACCATCGCCACCAAAAGCTGCACCATCAGCACCACCAGCTTCGGCAGCACCTCCGCCACCAGAACTTGTAGGGTTAGCTGGTCCACCATTAAATCCTTGATTTGATGTACCAGAACCTGGTGCAGAATTTCCAGCACCACCTCCACCTGATCCACCATTTAATCCTGTATCTAAAGGAGAACCAAATCCTGATCCACCACCACCTCCTCCAACTGAAGTGACAGTTGTAATTCCTGTTCCAGCTATAGAACTATCAGAACCACTAGTGCCTTTTGTTGCTGGAGAAACACCAGCAGCAGCACCACCTCCACCTACTGTTATTGTATATTGTACTCCTATAGTTAAAGCTAAAGCAGTTTCAGATGAACCACCTCCACCAGATGTTTCACTACTAAAGGAGTTTCTATATCCTCCAGCACCGCCTCCGCCACCTCTATCAGAGCCACCGCCTCCACCACCAGCTACACATAAAAAATCAACAGTTACACTTGGGTTAGTTAAATAATCTACATCATCATCAGTTGTTGGAATCCACCCTTGAGTAGAACCAGAATAAACAATTCTTATACTTTGACCATTAGTTGCAAATACAGGTTTTTTAGCTGATGCTACTTGACTTTGAAATTTAAGAGAACCTTGATCTAATGTAAGATTTGCTGTTGCAAAATTTCTTGTAAAATCAACAAACTCTATTTCATCTCCAACACTTGGAGAACCTGGTAAATCAACTTCAAAAGCACCACCAGCTGTATTTATAAAATAACCTTCACCAGCTGCTGCTGTAAAGTTTGCAGTTTTTATTGCTGATTGCCAAGCAGTTCCACCAGAGTTATCTACAAAAGATAAAACTCCAGAACCATTGGTTGTTAAAATTTGATTTGCTGAACCATCTGCCGCTGGAAAAGTTAAATTATCAATAGTAACTGTTCCAGAACCTTTTGGTTGTATAGACACACCAATGTTAGTATCTCCACCAGACGCAGTAAATGTTGGTTTGTTTCCTGTAGCTGCATTAGCATAAGTCAATTCATTAACCGCAGAACTTGTTGCAGTAAGTTTTAATAATTCATTGCCATTGGTATCTAAAACTGAAGTTCCAATTTTAGGTGAAGTTAAAGTTTTATTTGTAAAAGTTTGTGTTCCAGTAAGAGTAGCAACTGTTGAATCTATTGATAGTGTTCCAGTTGATGTAATTGTACCACCATCTATTCCTGTGCCAGTTGCAATAGATGTAACTGTTCCAGAATTTTGAGGTGTAACTTGCGTAAAAGTAATACTATCTGATCCTAATGAAGCATTGCTATTAGTAGAACATAAGAAAAATTTATTATCATTAGCTGTACCTTGATTAACAATAACCATTTGACCTGATAATTCATCTATTGAATCATATTCTGTAGATCTATTTGCTGTTCCACTTGAAACAACTGTATAAATACCATTTTGACTTCCAGTAGATTGATTTTTAACTAAAACTTCGTCTCCTGTTGCAAGAGTTACTCCATCAATAGTATCTCCATTTTGAAGATCTGCACTTAAATCTATATTTGCAGTTGTTGCTGCTTCTACTACAATTCTAGTTCTTAATCCTGCAACTGCATCATTAACATATGATGTTGTTGCTTTAGTGTCTATTTGTGTTTGTATTGCAGAAGATACTCCATCAAGATAACCTAATTCAGTTGATGTTACATCTGATACTGCAATTTTTTGTGAACCATTAGAAATAACAGCTCTATTTGCAGTTAAACTTTCTGTATCAATAGTAGTAGCTGATCCAGTAATAGTTGCTTGTTTTGCATCTAATTGAGTTTGAATAGCACTCGATACACCATTTAAATATTGTAATTCTGTATTTGAAATAGTTCCATCTGCTAATTTCGTAGCATCAATTCCTGTTGGAATAGAATTATTTGTTTTAGATAATACACCAATAAATACACTTGTAATTGCTTCATCAGATAATGAACCTGAATCCCAAGCAACTGTAACTGTTGTGTTTCCTGAAAAAGCAACTCCAGTAATAGTTCCATATATTGTACCTGGTGTACTTGCTGTAACTTTAACTCTACGTCCTATATGATAAACACTTGATACATTAGATCCATCAATTCTAAAACTTGTACTTGATGCATAAGCTGGTGAATAAGTACCAGCTCCATCTCCATATTCAATCCATTCAGCATTATTATAATGCTGTCTAATATCTGCCATTACATCTCTAAATGCATTATTAATATTAGATGGCAACATACCTTCTGCAACAGAAACTGAACTTGTTCCTGTAGCTGAGTTATTTGCTGCTGTTGTATCGTATTTACCTAAAAATGTTCCTGCCATAATTTACTCCATAAACCATACGAATGCTTTATCGCTTTCGTTATTATTTTTATTAACTAATGTATTAATTGCTTCTTCAATTTGTCTTTGAAAAAATTCTTGTGTTTCCATTGAATATCTCACATTATCAATATCTATTATATCTGTCATTATCTATATCCTGCTTTTGATGCAACAATATCTATACCCTGTGCATGATTAAAATTAGTACCAGAAGGTATTTTAACATTTGCTCTTATATATCTTCCTGATTGTCTAACAGGATTAATACCACTATTTACCATAGAAGATGAACTAGACTCTGTTTCTGTGTCTGCTAATCTTTCTCTAGTTTTTACAGTAACTGTTGCTTCTGCATCTACTATTGGTCTAACTCCTTGAATGTTAGTTCTAGCACCAGGAAATCCTTCAATTTCTGCTGTTTCTATTTCGCATTCATTAGAGTTACCTGAAAAGATTGCAGCTTTAAAATCTCCATCTATTCCACCTAAAAACATTTGTCCACCTGACCAAAAATCTGTATCTAATGCAGCATTAATATCATCAAGATTTTGAGATATAATATCCATTAATTCAACTGTATATGCTCCTACAAATTGTGGAAATATTTGACTAGCATTAACTTCTGCTAAAGACCATTTTTTTGTAGCATAATTATATATAATAATTCTATCACAAGTGCCTGTTGTATTGGTAGTATTATTTACACTTGGGTATAACCACATAGCTAACTGATTAAATGGATCAGTTGCTGCTACTATTCTATCTGCAAATGCTTTGTTTAAATTAAGATCAAAAAATCTATTAACTTTTTCTACTCCAATACCTACTACGTTATCACCTTGTATTTCATAAAAACCATCATCAGCATAAAAAAATACACGTCTATTATCTTGACATACTGTTCTTCCATATACAGCTCCTCTATTAGGAGATATAACTGATAATCTAAATATTGTTATTCCACCAACATAGTCCATACGAACTATTTGATTTTGTCTAAATACATAACCAATTTCACCAGATGTTATTGCAACTACTCTACCACCTGATCCTGGTAAGTCTTGAAAATCAGATTGTTTACCTGACCATGTAGTAATATCATTAATACCAGACCATTGTATTCTATTTGTTGCGTTTTGAATATTACCTGTAACTAAAAAATCTCGAATTACTCCTGAAACTCTAAATAAAGGACAAGTACCTGCTGTTTGAATTGAAGTAAGATTAGCAAAATTTGTAGATGTTCCCATTAAATAAAATTGAGCTGCATCTACTCCATTACTTGCAATTACATATTGCCCAAATTGTGTAAATGTCCAATAATCATCATCATCTCCTGATAAACTACCTTTACGTGAAGTAAAAGCTCCTGATGCTAATTGATATATATCTGTTTTAGTTGCTACAAAATTATATACTACATTAGAGTTATCTCTAAAAGAACCAGATCCATGTGCATCTTTTCCTACTGTTGATGTACCTGAATATGATACTAATGATGGGAATCTTTTATAAGATCCCAAAGCATGATAAACATTAGTTGCTACGTTAGCACCTTTCATTCCATGT